AATTAGCAATATTACAATTTATAAAATAACAAAAAATGAAATTAATCGTAGACAAAGGGAGTAATGGATTAACAACAAAAGAATTCATTGAATATTTAAAAACACCCGTTTCAAAAACGGAATTTACAGCTTCTGAAGCAGATGCATTACATGCAACATTATTAGAAGGATTAAAACAATATCCAGGCTTAGGAATATCAGCAACTCAATTGGGAATCAAAGCTAGAGCTTGTTTGATTAAATTTGGAAATGAAGATGATACTACTGAATTATTTTTATTAAATCCGGTTATCACACAACGTTCTAATGAAGGATTTTTATTTTATGAAGGATGTTTATCGATTCCAACAACTTTGAGAAAACCTATCAGAACTATTCGTGCAACTAAAGTTGTTGTACAAACTGATAATTTGGGTGAATTGACATTTGAAATCAATCCAGAGGGAGATAAAGTAAATGAACAGGTTTCAAAAGAAACAATGATGACGGTGATTGTTCAACATGAAATTGACCATTTAGATGGAATTACTATCAAAGATAGGGTATATTCTACAACTTTTAAAACTAAAAAAGAATATGGTAGAAATGATTTAATTATAATGAAATCACCAACGGGTGAAATGATTGAAGTTAAATATAAAAAAGCAAACAATTATTTTTTACAAGGATACGAAGTAGTATAATATGGAAATAATAATAATAATTTTAATTGCATTATTAGTAACTACTGGTTATGCAATTTGGAATCTTTTAAATAAATTAGAAAATTATGAAGATTTCATTAATGTAGAAGAAAAAAGAAATAACGCATTACTGGAGGCATTAAGACAAATCGATGAACGTCAAATGTTTGAGAAGGATGATGAGGTAGGTTCTATATTTTATCAAATAAAAGAAACTATTGAAAGATTCAAACAACTCAAATAAAATGGCAAGAAAACCAAGAAGTAAACAATATTTTACAAAAGATACAGAAGATGCTATTATTGAATACAATTCTACTGATGACCAGCGTATTAAGGATAGAGTTTATAGAGATAGAATTAAACCAGCATTCGATAAATTAGCTGAAATAGTTTATAACAAATGGAAATTTACATATTTCGATGATGACCCACAAGATGTAATGTGTGAAGTTGTTGCATTTATGATTGAAAAAATTCATATGTATAAAGCCGGAAAAGGTAAAGCATTTAGTTATTTTACTATTGTTGCAAGAAACTATTTGATTCTTACAAATAACGCAAACTATAAACGATACAAAGATACGGATATAATGTCGGCATTACCTGAATCATTTGATACTGAAAATAATTGGAAAGAAGAAGATACGAATAATGAATATAAAGTATTTAATAAAAGAATGTTGGCATATTGGGATGAACATTTAGAAAATTATTTTCCAAAGAAAAGAGATATGCAAATAGCAGATGCTGTTTTGGAATTATTTAGAAGAGCAGAATACATCGAAAATTTCAATAAAAAGAGTTTGTATCTACTTATTAGAGAAATGACCGGACATCCAACTCATTATATAACAAAGGTTGTTACTAAAATGAGAGAAAAACAATTAGAACTTTTTAATCAGTTTATGGATGAGGGTGATATAAAAATCTAAATTATGATTAAATTAGGATTATCCGCATTTTACCACGATTCAGCAGCAGCTTTATTAATAGATGGTAAGGTAATATTCGCAATAGAAGAGGAGAAGTTGTCAGGCATAAAGCATGACAACTCTTTTCCATTTAAGGCAATTCAAAAATGTTTGGATTACGCCAAAATTACTATTGATGAAGTCGATGTAGTTTGTTGGTATGAAGATTCGGATATAAAATATGATAGAGTTGAAAAGACTTTAGGAAAAAGATGGTTATCCAAATGGAAAACTTGGAATAAATTTAAAAAAGATTGGCAAACTGGTGAAGGTGCATTGGAGGCAATATTAGAGGGAATTGGGTATACCGGTTCTTTAGTATTTGTAAAACATCACTTATCCCATTTAGCATTATCTTTCTATACATCGCCATTCGATGATGCTATTGGATTATCAATTGATGGTGTTGGTGAGTGGGATACTGTATCGATTACAAATTGTGATTTAAATGGAATTTCGGAAATAAAAACAATTAAGTTTCCGAATTCGTTAGGATTGGTATATTCTACAATAACTGCTTACTTAGGATTTAAACCAAATAGTGGAGAATATAAAGTTATGGGATTAGCACCATATGGTAATCCTGATAAATACTATGATATATTCAATAAATTTACATCATTTGGTGGTGAGAATATAATTAACATAAATCAGAAATACTTTACTTGGGAATATTCAAATACTGATATGTTTACTATGGATTTAGTGGATTTAATTGGATTTGAACCAAGAATGCCAGAATCCGATATAGAATTGCATCATATGGAACTTGCAGCCTCTTTACAAAAATGGTATGAAGGATGTTTATATTATTTAATAAATCATGCAGCAACTTATTCAAAAAGTTCTAACTTAGTTTTAGGTGGTGGTTCTGCTTATAATGGAACTGCAAATGGTAAAATAAAAAAGCATTGTGGAATTAAAAATGTATGGATTCCATATGCACCATCCGATGCTGGTTCTGCAATCGGAGCTTGTTTATATTTTTGGCATGATATGATGAATCACCCTAAAGTAATTGGTGGCGATAATCAATCTCCATATTTAGGGCCAGAGTTTGATGAGAAGGAAATTTTTGAAATATTAAAAAAACAAAGAGATTTATCGGTTGAAATAAACTACAATGATAAAGATTTAGTAGAAAGAGTTGCTAATTTAATAAACGAAGGTAATATCATTGGGTGGTTTCAAGGTAGAACCGAATTTGGTGCAAGAGCATTGGGTAATCGTTCTATATTAGCAAATCCACACCTACCTGATGTTAGAGATAGGATAAATAGAGTTGTTAAAAAGAGAGAAATGTTTAGACCATTTGCTCCATCAGTAATTCATACTGAATATAAAAAATATTTTACTTCGGAAGAAGATGTTCCGTATATGAATCAAGTAGTTAAGGTAACGAATTACAAAAAGATTCCATCGGTAACTCATGTTGATAATTCAGCAAGAATACAAACTGTAAAGAAGGAGCAAAATCCATTATATTATAAATTACTTAAACAATTTAAAAAAGTAAGTGGAACTCCAATACTTTTAAATACTTCATTTAATTTAAGAGGCCAAACAATGGTTAATGACCCACAAACAGCAATCAATACATTCAAAAATTGTGATATGGATTATTTAGTAATAGGTAACTATATTATCAGTAAATTGAATAAATAAATAATTATTAGTATATAAACAATATTATGGCATCAGAATTTCAATTATTTGATGGTAAAAATTTATCATCATTATTTAAGGATATTTACGATAATCAGCAAACTAAAAAGAAAAATATTTCGGAGATGATTGAATCACTTCGTAAATTAATTCGTAATGTAGGAGAAGCAACAGTCCTTGCACCAATTATTAGAGATTTAATAGATTCATCAATAAAAAACGATGACCATTTAATCAAATTGGCTACTATCGCACAAAGATTAGCGGCTGCAGAATCGAAAGGTATTGGTGAAGATGGTTGGTTAAGTGAATCTGAAAAAGAACAATTACTTCAAGATATGGAGGAAACTATCAATGAAGTAGAAAAGAAATCGGATGAAAAATTGGTTGATATTCAAATAGAAATTGAAGAAATTAAAACTAAATTATAATGGAAGCATTTTTGGCATCTGTTACAAAGGTGTATCTTAAATCGGATAAACCTTTAAATAAAGAAACGGATTTTATTAGAAAATATAATGGAAATAATTCATTTGATGAAAATGATATTCGTTTTTTAGGTGCGGTTGAATTTGCAAGAGAATCTGCCATTATAAATGAAGGATATGCTTTTCCATATGATAAAAATAATATGACATATCCAATAGTTGGTGAAACAATATTAGTTATAAAAATTGGAAATGATTATTTTTGGCAACCATACTCAAATACCCAATATCCAAATTATAGAGAAGATTATAAAACATCCGAAATTGCTAAAGAAAAGAATATAGAATCAGCCGGAACAGGTGATAAAGCTAAAGATTACAAAGAGGTAAAAGATGGTACACCTAATCAAAAGCAAATTCAAACTAAATCTGATGAAAAAAAATACAATGTAAAGGATACGATTAAATTTTTAAATCCAAGAGAAGGTGATACTATTTTAAGTGGTAGAGTTGGAAATACAATACGTTTTAGTGAATTCTTTTTAACCGAAGATGGCAAAACATCATCTCCATCAATTTTTATTCGTAACAAACAAAACCCAGAATTGGATTCCAAACCGATTGGTACAATTGTAGATGAGGATATTAACAAAGATGGTACATCCGTATATATTACATCTGGTAAAGTAAAAATTCCATTTAAGGAAACTATAAAGAAAGAAAAGAAGGCATTTAAAGATTTCCCATCATCCGATAAATTAAAAGGTGACCAATTATTTATAAATTCGGATAGAATTATATTATCAGCAAAAGCTAGTGAATTTATCATGTATGGTAAAGGAAATACTGGCGTTATTACGGATGGTAGATATTCCATCGATGCTTCAAATGATATTTATTTTAATACGGATAAAAATGTAACAATTCACTCAAATGGTTCTAATCAAATATTTTTAAATTCAGAAAATGGTAAGATATTTTTAGGAAAAGATAAAGGAATAGGTGCATCAGGTGCCGATGTTCAAAAAATGGTATTAGGTGGTGAGTTGGTTAAATTAATGGGTGAATTGATTGATGCCATAAATAAACAAGTGTATGCTACGCCAGTCGGCCCTTCCGCTGCCGGACCTGTAAATAGATTTGAATTCGATATAATAAAATCTAAATTAAATACATTATTATCAGCAAACAACTATTTAAGTAAATAATAATGTCTTGGACTCTATACAAAATAAATGTATTAAATAGTTTCATAGGTCAAAGGTTTTCCAATGATATGGATGGATTTGCTAACTTTATAGCAAACGAATATGATAATTGTATAAAGAGAGGTGGGGATATGATTTATGGTGTTCCTGTTTTAAATGGGAATGTAGTTGGGATGGCTAAAGAAATAAAAAGAGCATTAAAAAAAGGTATAGATAGTGATGGTGAAAATTTTAATATTTTAGAAGAAATCTATCCATCTGCATTTGATGCTTATTGGTTAGGAGCAGAGATGGCACCTATCCCAAACCCACTACTAAGACCATTAGGTTGGCAATCAACGCCACCTGCTCCAGGAGCAATTATGAATATAGGACCTAATCCAATACAATTGACAGCATCAACGGTTGTACATAAAGCAATTAAAGAAGCAATTCAGAAATTGGTAGATGATTTAAAAACTGCTACTGTTACAATTGAACCATTGGGTGAGTTTATAATTTATGATACAATTGATAAGATATTAAAAAATGAACCAGTCGAAACTGAATTAAAAAATCATCCTTTAATAAAAGCAGGAGAAGAAATAATAAGAGAATTTAATCAAATTAAAAAAAAGAAACCATCCATTGGTTCTCAATTTAAACCATCTATTAAATTTCCATTTCCAAAATTACCAAAACGTAAAGATATAATAGAACAATCTAAAAAGAAATTATTAGATGAAGCCGTTGAAAATATTAAAAAATCCTTAATAGATTCTGCCGAAGAAATAATACTACAACCAATTATTCAGCAAATAGATAGGTTAATTTCTCTATCCAATCAAATACCCAAAAAGCCAACCAAAGATGAGTTAAAAATAATGGTAAAGGATATGATAGATGGTGTAGTTCCTGAATTATCTTTACCAAATATTGATATACCAAAATTACCAACGAAGGAAGAATTTAAAAAAATGATAGATGATAGTATTCCAACTAAGGAAGAACTATTATCAATGGCTTTAGATTCAATTAAAGGATTGATACCCAATATTCCAAATGTATGGTTCGTACCTCCAACAATTGTATTTAGCGAACCAACTAATATATTTTTAAACCCATTTGTAAATTTAGCAAAAGTACATCTAACGGGAGTTAGTGGTACAATGTCTGTAATTGCACAATACCCACCACCAGCGCCACCTGCTCCAGCAATATTAAATTGGAATGGTTATACAATAATTGGGTAAATTTAATCTTTTTATATTTATTAACAAACAGAATATTTTTTTATTATGAAATCAGAAATTTTAGTAACACTTATTAAAGAAGTGGTAAAAAATGAAGTAAAGCAGCAAGTTGTACAAGAAATTGCTAAGCTTATCAAATCTGGTGCGGTTACATTGAATTCACAGCAAAAATCAAAAACCCCATCATTGATGGAAATGACGGAAGTTCCGCCAACTGCTATAAGAAAGCAGTCGGTAGTAAAACCCGTTCAACAACAAAGACCTCAGCAAACAAAGGAGTTCACTAAAGACCCTATGATTAATGAGATTTTGAATATGACAACCCCATTTACAGCAGAACAACGCAAAGAGGGAGCTCAATCAGTTGGAAGTGTATTGGATATGATTAAACCTGAATTGAGAGTCGATGAGAGTGAGTGGGAAACTATGGATTTTAGAGATATGGATGTACCATCAAACACTCCAACATTCGAATCAACCGGTGATGGATTGCAAGATGCTACAATAAAAGCATTGACAAGAGATTATTCAGAATTAGTAAAGAGATTTAAATAATGGCAATAGAGCTTGGTAAAGTTAATGTTACCGATTTAACGGAAAATAATTATAAAATACTTGGAATAGGAATAAATAGAACATCCGATTCTAATGGTATTTTTGCGGTTAACTATACAACACTTTCTCAAGCTAAAGATAATTTAAGAAATCTTATATTAACTAGAAAAGGAGAACGTTTGATGCAGCCTGATTTTGGATGCGATATACACAATGTTCTATTTGAACCAATGGTTGATATCGAAAATGCAATAGAACTTGCAGTAACAACTGCGGTTTCTCAATGGTTACCATATTTAAATATAAATGAAATTATATTCGATTTTGATGATAATGATATTGATAATAATCGTATATTTTTGGATATAAAATTTTCACTAGTATCTAATCCAAATTTATTGGAATCGGTACAAATAAATGTAAATAATTAAAAATAATGGCAATCAAACCTTTAGATAAGAATTGGGGTTCGGATAATAAGAATATAAATTATCTTGGTAAAGATTTTGCTACATTGAAGCAAAATCTTATCGATTATACTAAAACATATTTTCCAAATACATATTCGGATTTTAATGAAGCATCACCTGGAATGGTATTTGTTGAACAAGCAGCTGCAATAGGTGATATTCTTTCATTTTACCAAGATGTTCAATTAAAAGAATCGATGTTATCACATGCTACGGAACGTAAAAACGTAGTAGCATTAGCACAAACGATGGGATATAAACCAAAAATATCCACACCGGCTGTAACTACATTAACTGTGTATCAATTAGTTCCTGCAGCAGGTAGTGGTATTTCGAATACACCTGATTCTAAATATTATTTGAGAATAAAAGATGGAATGGAAATAAGTTCTACTACAAATAATAATGTTGTATTTAGAACAATGGATGTTTTAGATTTTGCAAACTCTGGTAGTAGAGAAATTGATGTATTCAGTAGAGATTCTATTACAGGCGAACCAACACAATATTTGATTACAAAGAAGATAAAAGCAATATCTGCTACTGAAAAAGAAATAGAATTAGATTTTTCTTCATATAGTGAGTATCCATCTAAAACAATAAACGATACAAATATAATTCAAATATCATCGGTGACATCCGATAATGGTTCTACAAAATGGTATGAAGTTCCATATTTGGCACAAGAAAGTATCTTTGTAGAAACTGCAAATTTACAATCTGATTCCGAATTAAGTCAGAATGTATCAAATGTACCTTATATATTGGAAGTACAAAAAGTACCGCATAGATTTTCGGTTAAAGTTAATTCGGATAATACAATAGATTTACAATTTGGTAGTGGTGATACTAATCTAGCAGATGAAATGATATTACCAAATACTAAAAATATAGGTTTGGGATTAGCCAACTCTATAAATAGATTAAATGATGGGATAGACCC